TTCGTGAATGGAAGAAAAAAGCCGGTGATCGAAACGAGGCGCTTGATACATTCGTATACAGCTATGCCGCATTGCACTTCCTGTACATGCGGTTCAACAGGAACACGATCTTTGAGCAATTCGAGCGTGGGTTAGCTAATGCTGCAAAAAATGCTGGTGCAATGCCTGAAAAGGCGGAAGAGCAAAAGCAGTCGCCATACCGCCCGCCTCAGCGTAGACTTCAAAGGCGAGCACAATCATTCGTGACAAGCTGGTGAGCATCCTTGTCCCTGATTTGATTTATGCAGGTGACACCGTCGTTTTTGACGTGCCTGCGTTCAAGGATGCGATTGGCACCAGCATCGACAGTGGCACGTACACGATGAAGTGGTACGCCCGCACAAATACCGCTTCTGAAGGCGCAACGATCACCGGCACTGCTGAAGGCACTGGCTGGCGGATCACCGTTCCTGCTGCCACCACCGCCAACTTTGACGCTGGGCTGTGGACTTGGCAGGCGATTGCCACCTACAGCACTGTTCAGTACACCGCTGGTCGGGGTCAGTTCACTGTCAAGGCAACTGCGTCGTACACCGGCAGTCCCGGTGCATTTGACGACCGCAGCCGCGCCGAGATTGATCTCACCTACGTTGAAGCTGCTATCCGCACACTCGCCCAAGGCGGGATGGTGCAGGAATACAGCATTGGTGGTCGCAGTCTGCGCCGTTACAAGATGCAGGAGTTGTTGCAGTTGCGAGAAGAACTTAAAAATGAAATTGCACTTGAACGCAAGCGTGAGAGAATCCGCCAGGGACTTGGTAATCCTGGTCTCGCCAAAGTGAGGTTCACCTAATGGCGATCTTTGGTTTTGGGCGCACCAACGCCCTGCGTAAGCAATTGGAGGAATCCAAGCAGCGCAATTCGTATCTCAAACGTGCGTATGCCGCTGCGCAGAACAATCGCCTGACATCCGATTGGATCAGTCAAGCCACCTCTGCTGATAGCGAGATTCGCGGCAGCATTCGGATGTTGCGCAACCGCGCACGTCAATTGGTTCGTGATTCTGATTTTGCCAAGGCATCGCTGCGTGCAGTCAAGAACAACGTGGTGGGCACCGGCATTCGCATGCAGGCACAGGTGCGGATGCAGCGTGGTGGGCGCCTTGCTGATGACATCAATCGCCGCATTGAAGAAGAATTTGATCGTTGGACTAGCGCCAAGCGTTGCCATTGCGGCGGCAAGCTGAGCTGGTATGACATCCAGCGTCTGTCCATCACTTCAATGCTGGAATCTGGCGAGGTGTTTATTCGCCTCGTCAAGCAGCCTTTCGGCAACAGCAAAGTGCCGCTTGGGCTGGAAATCATTGAATCCGATCTGCTTGATGATGACTACAACGCCATTGCGAACAACGGCAACGAGATTCGGATGGGGGTGGAGATTGACAAGTGGGGGCGCCCTGTTGCCTATCACTTCTTTGATTACCACCCTGGCGATTATCAATTCAGCTACGCGAATAAAGCAGTCAAGAAGCGCATTCGCATTCCGGCTGATGACATCATCCACCTGTATTTGATTGAGCGCCCCGGTCAGACGCGTGGTGTTAGCGCGTTTGCTACGGCGATCATGCGACTTCGTAATTTGTCTGGATACGAAGAAGCTGAGATTGTGGCTGCCCGTGCCAGCAGCAGCATGATGGCGTTCGTGAAAACGCCGGATCAGGAGCTGTTTGAGGATGGCACGTTTGATCAGGAGTCTGTCCTCGACTTCTCACCCGGCAGCATCCGTCGATTGGCACCCGGCGAGGAGATGCAGTTCTTTACGCCCAATCGTCCTGATGATGCATTCACTCCTTTTGTGCAGCAAATGCTGCGAGCTGTGGCTGCTGGGATTGGTTGTTCTTACACGCAGGTCAGCAGCGATTTCTCTCAAAGCAACTACAGCTCTTCACGACTGGAACTGCTTGAAACAAGAACGCATTACAAAACGCTCCAGCAGTATTTGATTGAATCGCTGTGCGAAGAGGTTTACGAAAAGTGGCTTGAAATGGCGGTGATGGCAGGTGCGCTTGATCTGCCGGGCTTTGATTCAAACCCTGAGCGGTACGAAGAAGCCAAGTGGATTGCACCGGCTGCTCAGTTCGTTGATCCGCAGAAAGAAGCGGCTGCTTACAAGGAGCTGATCCGCTCCGGCATCATGACGTTGTCGCAGGTGATCGCCCTACATGGCGGTGACTTTGAGGATCAGATGCGTCAACGGCAGCACGAACTATCTGTTGCTGATGAGCTCGGCATTGTGCTTGATACTGATCCTTCTCAGGTTTCTAACAGTGGTGTGAGCCAGCCTGTTCCTTACCCGAATACGGAACATCCTGTAGAACATGAGGAAGAACCTGAACTTGAGGACATCGACTGATGGCAAAGGTTGGCGAAAAGACAATTGATTTGTCGCCCACGGAGAGCATGAAGGCAGAAGCGCGGCGTTATCGCGCATGGAAGCAAGAAGGTCGTCCTGGTGGGACCAATGTCGCAGCCACCCGCGCCAGTCAGATTCTGAGCGGTGATGAGCTGAGTCCTGAGACGGTCATCACGATGGCGGCTTGGTTTGCACGACATGAAGTAGATAAAAAAGGCAAAGGATTCCGCCCTGATAGTGATGACTATCCTTCTCCGGGTCGCGTAGCATGGGCGGCATGGGGTGGCGACTCTGGTCAAAGCTGGAGCAACATGAAATCCAAAGCCATCAAAAAAGCACGCGAACGCGCCATGGATGAAATCATTGACGAGCGTCCTTACCCGAATGAGCATGCTGCTCGCTTGAAGGATCCTGATCAGTACGACACCATCCGTCGCGTCAATGACGAAGGCGGTCCGGGCATTGATTTCATTTACGGCATCAAAGACGGCAAGTCTGAAATCCAAGCGATTCGTTTTGATGCCAAGCGTTATACGCCAGCGGAAGCTCGCCAATGGCTCAGCGACCATGACTTCAGTGCTATTTTATTTGAAGAAGCAACAGGTGAGCGCAGCGAAGAGCGTGCTGCTCCTGCTGCGTTGAAGGTTGGCGATTTTGTTGAATGGGATTCCAGCGGCGGCACTGCACGTGGAAAGATTGAACACGTGATGCGCGAAGGTGTACTTGGTGTGCCTGATTCTTCGTTTAGTATTAATGCATCAGAAGAAGATCCCGCCGCTTTAATTCGCGTGTATCGCCGCAACGACGGTAACTACGAAGAGACCGAAACTATGGTCGGTCATAAGTTCTCTGAACTGCGCAAAATTGCTGCCCTTCGTTTTCTTGAAGGCGAGACGCTGAAGCGTTCACACAGCACTGAATTCCGCTCTGATGCGGAAGATCGGATGTTGGAATTCCCGTTTGCTAGCGAGAAGCCGGTTGAGCGTTATTACGGAATGGAAGTGCTGAACATGGATGAGAAATCCATGGATCTCACCCGCTTGAATGATGGCGCTCCTTTGTTGTACCAACACGATGCAGATCGTATTGTTGGCGTAGTTCAGAAGGCATATATCAAAAACAAGCGTGCTTATGCACGTGTGAAACTCGCGAACAATGAACTTGGACGCGAGATGCAGGAGCTGATCAAGGATGGAATCATCCGTAATGTCAGCTTCGGCTACAAGATCAATGCCATGGAAGCCGATGAGTCCACTTCACCAGTGACTTATCGTGCTACCAACTTCCAACCGTTTGAAATTAGCTTGGTGACCGTGCCGGCTGATGAATCGGTTGGCATTGGTCGCAGCGCCTTTGATAATAAAGGCGTAGATACGGCGTCAGCCGTGGAAAACAACCCCAACGGAGTTATCACCGTGGATCAAACCCTCAACGTTGAGGCTATCCGCGCTGAGGCTGTACAAGCCAAGGCGAAGGAAGCAGCCGAAATGATCGCCCTTGGTCAACGTACCAAGAACATTGAACTGGCTCAGGAGTTCATCGCGAATTCCCGCAGCCTGGACGAACTGCGTTCTGCCCTTCTCGAAAAGATGGGTGTTCAGGAAAAGCCCCTGAATCCGAAGGACGCTGAAATTGGCATGTCCGAGAAAGAGAAGCGTGACTTCTCCTTCATCCGTGCCATCAACGCTCTGGCTCACCCCAACAGCCAAGAAGCTCAGCGTGCTGCTGGTTTCGAACTCGAAGTCAGCCGTGCCGCTCAGCAGAAGTCTGGCAAGGAAGCTCGTGGCATCCTGATCCCCGCCGATGTGCTGGGTTTTGGTCGCCGCGATCTGACCGTGGGTTCCGCCACTGGTGGTGGTGATCTGGTTGCCACCGACCTGATGAGCGACAGCTTCATCGATCTGCTCCGCAAAGCTCTTGTGCTGCAGACCGCTGGTGCAACCGTGATGACCGGTCTCCAAGGCATGGTGGCTCTGCCCCGTCAATCGGGTGGCGCAACCGTATATCACGTGGCTGAATCCGCCTCGATCACTGAGTCTCAACTCAGCGTGGATCAGGTGACGATGCAGCCCCGCACCATTGGTGCCCTGACCGATTATTCGCGGCGTCTGCTGCTGCAATCCAGCATCGACATCGAGAACCTCGTGCGTCGTGACCTGGCTCAGCAAATCGCTATCGAGGTGGAGAACCAAGCCATCAACGGCACCGGTGCTTCCTCCTATCCGCTGGGCTTCCTGAACGTGACCGGTATCAACACCGAGTCCGGCTACACCGCGTTCTCTGACTACGTGAACGCTGAAGCCAGCCTGAGCACCTCGAATGCTCTGCTCGGTACTCTTGGTTATCTGATGAATTCCACTCTGCGTGGAACTCTTAAGACTACTGAGAAGTCGGCTACCGGCACCAACGCCAACTTCATCTACGAAGCCAACAACACCATCAACGGTTACCCGGCTTACGTGTCCAACTCCATGCCCGCCAACACTGCGGTGTTCGCTAACTTCAGCGACATCCTGATTGGCTTCTGGAGCGGTCTGGACATCATGGTTGATCCTTACACCGGTTCCACCTCTGGCACCGTGCGTGTGGTTGCCATGCAGGACTATGACGTGGCTATCCGTCATCCTGAATCCATCTGCAAACTGTCCTGATAATTAGGAGCGAGTATGCGCCTTCAAATTCTTCAAAGCACTATTGTTGATCTGAAACACGTTCAACCTGGTGACTTTGTTGAAACCGATCATCGATCAGCACTGTTGTTGATTGGAATCGGGAAGGCGCTACCCGCTCCATTACCTCAGGAAGTTGTTGTTACGGCTGAAGAAGAGCCGGATCCTGTCCCAAGCAAACCCGCTCCAAAACGGAGAAAGACCAATGATCCACAACCTCGGGTCTAAAACCACTCTGATCCGCCTGCACGACAACGCTGTGGTTGCTTCCACTGGCGCTGGCACTCCTGCCTTTGTCGATCTGCAAGGCACCAATGATTTTGAAGGCGACATCGCTTTCATCATCTCCGCTGCTGCTGCTGGCTCTGGTGTGACTCTGACTGCAAAACTGCAGCACAGTGATACCACGACTTCTGGCGACTTTGTTGACATCACTGGTGGTGGTTTCACCGCTGCTGCTGCCAACACTGCTTTCCGCGAGAAGATCTATCTGAACAGCAACGATCTCAAGCGTTATGTGCGTGTGCTTTTCACCGTTTCTGGTGGCACCGGCACTGGCGCCGTCGCTGTTCTGGGTCTTGCTTCCAAGAAGTACGGCAACTGATCCTGATGGCGATTTCAGACACGCTGGCATTCTTGAACGTTGACGAGTTTGGCGTTACTTGCCAAATCGGAGCCGGTGCAAGTTTTGTTGGCATTCTGGATTCGCCTATGGAGGTGTTAGCGGGGGGCATGGCTTTGAGTCGGGAGTATTTGCTTTACGCAAAGACTTCTGATGTTAGTTCTGCCTCCCGTGGCACTTCAATTAGTGTTGGCGGTGCAAGTTATACCGTCCGTGAAAATCGTCCAGTGGACGACGGTCTTTTTTCTGAGCTGTTACTGAGCAAGGTGTGACATGAGCGGCATCTTCAAAGTCAACAGCCGCAGCAATTGGACGGCTTCCAACCCTGTGCTGCTTGCGGGTGAAGCTGCAATCGAAGAGACAAGCAATAACGTCAAAATTGGCAATGGTGTTTCGCCTTGGAGCAAACTTCCGTATTTCAGTGCGCCGGGATATTGGGGTTCTTTTTGGGATTTAACTTCTCAAACGGCAACTGCAAATACGCCAACATCTGTTTTGCTGCGTTCGACTGATACGGCAAGTCGTGGCATTTCAATTGTTTCCAATTCTCGGATCACATTTGATCACGCTGGTATTTACAGCCTGACATTTTCAATTCAATTTTCTAATGCTGATACGTCGATTCACGATGTAAATGTTTGGCTGCGTAAAAACGACAACGGTTCAACTGGTGATGTACCGGCATCAGATAGCAAGTTCAGCATTATTGCAAGCCATGGCGGCACTCCGGGCAATGTAATTGGCACTGTTAATTTTGTGCTTCCAGTTGTTGCCAATGATTATTTGGAATTGATTTGGGCAACATCAAATGCACAGGCATATATTCACGCTGAAGCCGCTGGGAGCAGCCCCTTTGCACACCCCAGCATTCCTGGTGTGATCTGCACTGTTGTCCAAGTTGCTTCTGCCTGATCATGGCTGACACACGCCGCGAATTGATCCTTGCGCGGATCGCCAGCAATCTGAGCAGCATTACCGGTGCAACGGTTTACAGAAGCCGTGTGGAGCCTCTGGCGCGTGGCGAGGTTCCTGCTGTCATTGTCGAGCCGATCAACGATCAACCTGTCGATACCAATTTCTACGACAAGTTGGATTGGACAATGCGGGTGCGGGTCACGACCTTGGTTCGTGCTGCTGTGCCCGACGACGATTCAGATACTTACACCCAACAGGTGCATCAAAAGTTGATGGCTGACCAAACGGTCAATGGTTATGCACTCGACTTGACTCCTGACCGCACAGATTTCAGCTTGTATGAAGCTGATGTGCCTCTCGGTATCATTAGCCAAGACTTCCTTGTGCGATATCGCACGAGTAGGACTTCACTTACTACCGCGTAAGACCATGGCTAAGATTGAAAAGGAAGTTCCCAATCCCGGAGTGGGCGGCAGTTACTTGTTTGACCCCAAGTCTGGGAAACTTACACTGATCACAGAACCCGCCGCTCCTACCACCGATGGCACTGACTCGCAAGAAGTTTCTGATCGCGAAGATTGAGTCAACTTATGGCACCGATCCTTCGCCAGTTGGCGGCACGGATGCTGTTCAAGTCACCAATCTGGAAGTCACTCCGATTGAGTCTGACAACGTTCAGGCTGCAACTTATCAAGGTTTTCTTGGTAATCCCACTCGTGGCACCTTGGTTGCCAACAAGCGCGTCAGCGTAACCTTTGACGTGGAGCTGGCTGGTTCTGGCACTGCTGGCACCGCTCCTGCTTTTGGTCCACTGCTCAAGGCTTGTGGTCTCTCTGAGACTCTGGTGACCAGCACCAGCGCCACCTATGCCCCGGTCAGCAGCAGCTTTAGCTCTGCCACGATTTACTGCTTCTACGACGGTACTCGGCATAAGATCACCGGTGCTCGCGGCACTGTGAGCTTCAACCTGACTGCCGGTCAGTTTGCTGTTGCTAGTTTCCAATTCATTGGTATTTACAACGCTCCTGATGGCACTGCTCTGAGCGGTAACTTCACCGTTGCCAACCAGGCTGCAGCCATCGAGGTCAACGATGCCAACGTCACAACTTGCACCTTCCATGGTGTGACCAGCACTCGTCTTGAGTCCATTGATTTGGCTCTGAATAACGAGTTGCTGTACAAAGAAACCGCCTCCTCTCAGGAGGTATTGATCACCAACCGTGCCCCTGGCGGTACGGCTGTGATTGAAGCTCCGGCGATTGGCACCACCGATTTCTTTGCCAAAGCTGTGGCATCTGCCACCGGCAGCACCAGTGTTGTATTGGGTGCCACTCCCGGCAACATCGTGACCATGAACGCTGCTCAAACCGATATCACCGGTTGCAGCTATGGTGATACTAATGGAGTAATCTCTCTGTCGATGCCGTACCTGGCTCTGCCTACGACGGCTGGCAACAACGAGATGTCTCTGGTATTCACCTGATTCTTCATGGCTTTCGTCCTCAAGAAGACTGCGTCTTACAAGTGGCCTGTGACGGTGGAAACACCGATTGACGGCGGCAAGTTTGAAAAACAAACGTTTGATGCAGTCTTCAAGAAGATGAGTCGTTCCGCCTTCAACGATCTTGTTGACAAGGGTGATGACGCTCTTGTTGATGGGATCCTTGAAGGTTGGGATGGCATCAAGGATGAGGAAGGCAAGGATCTTGCTTTTACTCAAAAGACCAAGAAAGAACTTTGTGATGATCCCTATGTCATGAAGGCGCTGATTCAGGCTTATGCCGACAGTGTGACTGGGGCACCCGCAAAAAACTAAAGGCCGCCGCTGAATACTGGGCAAAAGGCGGCGTTGTTGATGAGCGCGAGGCTGACCTAAAGGCTTTGGGTGCAAGCCCTGAGCAGATCGCTGCTGCGTTGGCTGAAAGCAAGCCAGAGCATTGTGAGGTGTGGGAGGAGAACTGGGACATCGTGCTGATGTTCATCCGCATGTCTACGCAATGGCATACGAGCATGGCGGGTTTGACAGGGCTGAACTACCCGAGTCTTGAATGGCTCTGTAAGCTGTATTCAGTCAAGGATCCTGTTGCCATCTTTGAAGGCGTGCAGGTGATGGAAATGGCTGCCCTTGCCGTTTTGAATGCGAGCCGCAAATGAGCCAAGTCACTGAACTGCTTGTACGCATTAGGCAGCAAGGTGACGATCAACTCGTCAAGCTGCAAAACACGTTCAAGACACTTGGACAGCAGACTGCGGCTGCGAATGTAAATTTTAAAGAATTAGCGCAGGAACTCAAAAAGGTTCAAGCTGGTTCCGCGCAGAGCATCAATAACCTCAAGGGTTATGCATCTGCTTGGCGTGAAATTGCCAATAGCGTTGATACAACATCGGACGAGTTTCGTATTGCTCGTCAAGAGGCTGATGCTCTGGATGCAAAGTTAAACGGTTTCCAGAACAACCAAAGAGCGGTTGCAACGAATTTCAGAAACATTGCCACTGCTGCAAATCAGGCTGCCGCTGCAATGCGGACGACAACGGGTTTGATTCGTGACCCGCTGACCGGCGCTTACCGAGGCGTAGCTGGCACTACTCAATACGGGGCGCCTATCGGTCCTGTTATGCCGCCGGACTATGCCGGACGGATTGCGCAGCAGCAACGAGAAGCTGATGCTCAGGCAAGGCGTGATGCTCGCCGCCGCCAAATCATGGAGCAGCGTGCGGCCTATGCCGGTGAAATCCTAGGCACTCGTGATCCACGCACTGGCGCACTGATTGCTGGTGGTACAGGCCAGTTTCGCGCTGTTGGCACCCAATACGCTCAACCAATTGGTCCAGCATTGCCTCCTGCCGCAAGAAGGCGGTTGGGTCTTGGGCAAATTGCTGGAACTGCTGGAACGATTTCCGCTGCTGGTGTTTTTGGTGGTATTGAAGGTCTGTTAGGTGCTGGCATCGGCGCTGCATTTGGCGGTCCTTTGGGCGCCGCTACTGGTGGTGCCATTGGCGCACAATTTGGGATGGCTAGGCAAGCGTTGGGTGGAGCTGCAACATATGCCGCTGAAATCGCCAAGCAACGTCAAGCTCTGCAACTTGTCACCAAAGACACTGGTGAATATCGTCGAGCTTTGCAATTTATTGATAAAACAAGTAGGGATCTTGCGATTCCGCAAGAGATTCTTACTCGTCAATTTACGCAATTAACTGCTTCCGTAAAAGGTGCCGGTGGTAACGTCAAGGATGCAGAAAAAGCATTTATTGGTGTTGCATCAGGTATTCGAGGCACTGGTGGTTCACTTGAACAACTTGATTCTGCTCTGACTGCAACATCACAGGTATTCAGCAAAGGCAAAGTTTCAGCCGAAGAACTGCGTCAACAAATTGGTGAACGCTTGCCTGGTGCATTTAGCTTGTTTGCTCAATCAATGGGCAAAACACCTCAAGAGTTAGACAAAGCTCTTGAAAATGGTCAAGTTAGCTTGCAAGATTTCCAAAAATTTGCGGAAAAACTTTTTGCCGAATATGGCGAAAACGCAAAAATTATTGCAGATGGTCCAGACGCTGCTGGCGATCGTCTTCGCACTTCTCTTTCTCGATTGAATGAAAGCATTGGCAGCTTGCTTAAGCCAATTGGCGCAGCTTTTCAAAATACGTTTGCAGCCATTGTTGGCGCAATTGATGCGGCAGTTCGAAAATTAAATCAATTTTTTGGTCTTGGTAGGGGCAGGCAAGGACAAATTAGTGACTTGCAAAAAATTCTTAATGTAACAGATCAAAGAATTCAAGCATTTGAAAAACTTGGAGGAAAAGGCGGCACTGGTCTTGGAGTAATTGAAAAAGGTCAATATGACGTTTTGGTCAAACGTCGCACGGAAACTTTTGCACAATTGTCTGCTTTGCGTGCTGCTGAAAAAGCAGCGGCAACCGGAACAGGTGAGCCATCAAAAGGATTGCCCGGGATTCAACCAGAAGCAAAAACAAATAAAACTGCGGAAAAAGCAGCAAAATTGCAAGCACGTTTAGCCGAACAAAGAAATGATATTTATCGCAAAAGTGAACGGTTTCTTGACAAAATTAAAGAGACTACGGAAGATGTTTCACTTGAGACTCGATTACTTGGTGGAAATGCTTTTGATGCTTTTGAAAACAACTATACAAAAGCAGTTCGCGCAGCCAATCAAGAAACTAAACAACTTTTAAAACAAGTCTTTGATCTTGCTAGGGCATACAAAGAAGCTGGTGGTGATTTAAACGTCACACCACTTGTTCAGGCAATCGACGATCTTAATGAAAGCCAGATGAATCTGGCGGCAGGTGAAGCCGCCCAAAAAATGAGTGATTACTGGCAAGGTTTGTCTGACACATTTATAGCAATTACAGACCAAACTTATGTTATGACTCGCGCCTTTGAATATAACAACAATGCCATTGCTGGTTTGGGTGATGGACTTCGTAGTTATGCGGACAACGTTGGTACTGTCAGAAACGCAATGTCTGAACTTAGCCTGCGCGGCATCAAAGGTGTTGAGGATTCGATTACTTCGCTGCTTGTCAATGGGACATATAACTTCCGTGAATTTGCCGTTCAAATTCTGGAATACACGACTCGCATGATTATTCAGCAATTTGTACTGAAAAATATCTTGAGTGCAATTGGTTTCGGCGCTCCTGTTCCAACAAGTCTGGGCGCTCCTTTGGCAAACGTTTCTCAACTCAACGCCAATGCTGTTGGATTTAATCCTTTGGCATTTACTGGTGGCTTTGGCTTTGCCATGGGCGGCATCATGACCGGCAGCGGTCCGCTCAGACTTCGCCGTTATGCAGGGGGTGGTATTGCTTCCAGTCCGCAGCTTGCCATGTTTGGCGAAGGTAGCCGTCCCGAGGCTTATGTGCCCCTGCCAGACGGTCGCACAATTCCCGTGACGATGAAGAACGGTGGTGGTGGTGTCAATGTCAGCGTGAATGTTGACGCAAGTGGTTCTAGCGTTGAAGGGGATGGCGCACAAGCCAATCAACTCGGCAAAGTCATTGGCATTGCTGTACAACAAGAACTGATCAAACAGAAGCGTCCTGGAGGCTTGCTCGCCTAATGGCTACTTTCAACGATGCAACTGTTGGCACCAGCACGGGTGGAACGACACCTGATTTTGGTGCGGCACGAAAAAGCCAACCGATTGTGCGCAAAGTGCAGTTCGGTGATGGCTACGAACAACGTTTGACCTACGGCTTGAATCAAAATCCACGCGTCTGGGATTTGACTTGGACTGCAAAGGACAGCACTGACGCAGATGCCATCGAAGCGTTCTTTGATGCCAGAGCTGCGGATAATGCCAGCTTTACTTGGACGCCTTTGGATGAAGCGACTGCATATAAGTGGGTTGTTGAAAGTTGGTCGCGGGATCTGCGCTACGCAAACGTGAATACCATCACTGCTACTTTCCGCCAGGTATTTGAACCCTGATGGCTTACACCGCTTGGGCTGCCACTACTGCCTACGTTGTTGGTAATATTCGCCGCGCCACAACGCTGCAGGCAAGCGGTCTTGTCTTCCGTTGTACGACGGCTGGAACAAGCGGCAGCACCGAGCCCGTCTGGGCAACCGACATTGGCAGCACCATCACCGATGGCACGGTCACTTGGACTGCAATAGCTAGCGCCTTTGAAGATCTTGCTGAGATTGCCCCAAGCGCAATTATCGAACTGTTTGAAATGAAACTGGATGCAACGTTGCACGGC